CGATTTACATCGCGTCAAAACTTAGAAAAATATAACAGTATTTTTTCGCAAACAGAATCAGGACAGTTTTGGTATCAAGAAACAGAACTAACAATTGACTATCAAGTCCCCGAAGACAATTACTTGCGATTTATGCGCGAGCGTACACGAATCCACCGATTGACATTAGCACCTACCTTAGGAAAGTTAATAACAAAATCAACCTATCCTCTGGAAAATCCAGTAACCAATTACAGAACCATTAACTCACAATCTCAACAAGGAGAATCAAATGAAGCGTAAAGATGTATCTGAACGTTTTGCGGCGGTCGTTAAAGCGGCTGAAAAATACAACAATACTCGCGGTAACGACAAACGTTTTTACCCGATGACAGACGGCAGGAGGGGTCATATGATTTCTGTCGGGTTGTATGATTATCAAACCAAGCAGTATGCTCTATGTGATGTACTGTCTTACCAAATCGAAGACTGCGTCAAGCAGATGGAAGACATGGTAGGAATACGATAGCCCACAGAAAAGAAAAGGTCATCTAAGACCTTTTCTTTTCTGGACTTGGCTCTCTTGTTACCCAGCGTGGCAGGAGAGTTTTTATTTTAGTTTCCCGCACTTTATCAATTAAATTCTGAATAGCCGTTTTAATATTAGGCAACCCTATATCTTGATTTTCTATGTTTGTTTTTTCTACAGTAGGTTCTTCTGTTACTAATTCCGAATCTTGTGCCGCTGTGGCACCAGGGCCACTTGCTGTTCCGGATCCGCCACCATCTGTAGGTGGTTTCATGTCGTTAGAATGGCTGGTTGGTCCTGCCCACACATTGTGTACGTGTATATGTTCGTTTAAACCTACACTCGGTGATTTGAAGTTTGGAGCATACATTATACCACCTGCAGTACTAGTACTACTGACACGCATAGCACCACTTAGTGATAAATCGATGTTTGAACTTGTTAAACCAATCGAGTTTGATTGAACTCTATAATCACCGCCTGCAACTAAATTAAATTCACCTGCGCTTTCTTGGCGTATTACTGCACCTGATTTAAAGTCAATGTCTCCACCGCTTTTAAATTTTGTAGTAGTTGCTACGTTAATATCTAACGCACCTTCTGCGACTGTGAGTTTAGCATTATTTTTTACAAAAGAATTTACATCATTGCGAGCTTCTATATAAATGTCTCCACCGACACCGCTGTCTTGACCTACTATCTGTGTACCATCATGGTCTTTTGCAGCTTTGATATAAATGTTTTGACCAGCTTCCATTCTGATATTTTTGTCTGCTCTAATGTTAACATCTTGCTCCGAACGTATCGTTACTGAGCCTTGTGCAAACATATCTATATTACCTTCGGCATCCATTTCTACCCAGGATGTTCCATCTCTATTAACTACATACACGATGCCGTTAGATTCGTCGAGTAAAAATTGACTACCACTTCTAGTACGTAACCGTATTTTTTCAGTGCCATCGTTGTCGTCCATTACGAATGTGCTGCCACCTTTTCGTCTTGACTGATTAGGTGTATTGTCTATTTTTGGGCCTGGAGTCAATATACCGTATACTTCGCTTGTATTATTGTTTATACTTCGTCTGGCACTAGAAAAGTCTACACCGCGGATTTGGTCTTGTATTAGACCTTGTTTAATTAATCCTTCAGCATGATACTTGGCGTATGGTCTTAAATAGTTAGCGTCATCTTTTTCTGTCACAGATACTTGCTGAGGATTACTTTGCTTTTTGTTATATTCCGCTTGTGGTACAGGTACTAAAGTAGTGTCGCTTTTTCCTACATTAGTATAAGCATTTCCTGCCGCAACACTTGGCACCATTCTTGTAGCATACTGAGGTGGTATAACACCTAGCCAATAACCTTGGCTTTTGTTTCCTCCTACAAATCCTATAAGCACTCTGTTATTAATGTCAGGCGGTACAAACCACATGCCGTATGATGTTTGCGTACTTTCGTATGTTTCTGTTGTTTTATTGTCTGTTACATCTGTAGATCCAAAAAACGGCGAACAATATCCTACTGTAATCCATGAGTCTTTATCGTCTTCTGTTGTGCCCATGTCAGGCATCCAAACACGCAAACGACCCATTCCTAATCCGTCTACTACTTCTTTTATTATGCCAATATACAAACCAGTATAACGTTGCTGAATTCCTGTAGGTGTGTCTTGATCTTTAGTTATTTTCCAACTACGAGAATATTGACTCATGATATATTACCACTTAAATTAATTCTACTTTTTATGAAATTATTTATTTCGTTGACATTCACTCTTGATTCTCTTCTTGCATCTAATTGTTGTTCGAATTTGCCGCCGGCAAATGTGTGTTTTACTTTTATTACGTAATATAGTCCTGTTATAGTCCTGTTAGTCCTTGCTGACGTAACCGATACTGTACCTGAATCTTGAGTATTTTCTTCACTTTGAAATAATCTAAACACAAACATAGCCTGACGATCCCAGTATGATACTTCGTCTATTGCTGTTTCGGTTCTAAGTAATAGTTTATAAAATGTTTTATCGCTTAACGACATAGCTTCACCTAGCCAAAACGGGTCACCTTTTATCTTTGCTTCGACTGTTAGTAAATCTCCGCTAGTGTTAGCATTCATTGTGTTGTCTAGTAAACTATTAAAATATGATCTAGGGCCTGTCCCTTCATATGCGGCATTTATTGTTTGGTTTTGGCCACTTGTATTTTTTGCCATATTATTTTTTTCTTCATCAGTTTTGGGTGTTGAACCAAAACCGTTACTAGTCGATTGAGTCTCAGAAGCTCCTGTAGAACCTGTATGTTCTGCATTGTTGCTTGCTGATGTTGTGTTACCATCTGATCTGTCTTTTGCATTTGCACTTGGTAGGTCATAAAAGAAAGCAAAGTTGAAATTGACGTCAAAATCTATTATTTGATCATTTAGTCCTGTAAAATTATAGTTATAAATTTTCTTTATGCTATTTTTAACTTCATTGACTGATAATACTTTTACATTAATGTTATCTGTATCTATTGCACTACTATCACGATACGGAGTTACGTAATAAACAGAAATTTTAGAGTAATCATTTGTAACAGGATTAATTATAACAGGGGCGCCAAATATATCGCTTTTGTAATTAAAACCTGCGTTAGATAAAGGGTCTTCCGGTAATTGACTAGTTACTACATTAGGAAAAGATTGCAGAGGTGCATTATAACTTATGTTTGCAGACCTAGTGTGAATTTTATACATCTTTTTAATAACTCTGTCTGTAATTTCTTTTCTTGCTTTTTTTCTATCTTCTTCTTTGGATATGCTCTTAAGGCCTTGTTCTTGTTTGTCTGTTAACGGCTTAACTTGTATTGCTGCCATTTTAGTTAACGACATACATATGTCTATTATAGCAGTATACGAAGTTCCTCGACTAAATGTAAAAGTTTTTGCGCCGTCTTGTGCTTCTCCTTTATATTCGAAACTTACCATTTCGTTTTTTCTATTTATGATTTTTTCTTGAGACACAAACAGTAAATCTTCACTATCCATCAGGCTTGTGTCAAAAAACACTTTGTTTTTTTTGTCTACATTTGGATTTTTTATAGAAATATTATTTTCATTCTTTATTTCTTTATCGGGGTTTTTAATTCTTTCTGATAATTGTTGTAGAACGTCTGTTACTGACTTCACGTTTTCTGCTGTAAAATCATATTCTAATACTCCGTAAGTATTACTGTTACCGATATCACTATACGGAAAAGCAGTAACTGAATAATTTGCCCCGTTGGCTGTAATATTAGTGTCTATATTCTTTATGACAATCGGCCATACCCATTTCTTGTCTAGTGCAACGTTGGCTCCTGAGCCAACTCTGTGATTACTTGTTTCTCTTGTTCTTCCTCGAAATGTTAATTCTAAATAATATGTACATTTTGTTAAATTACCTATACCTAGATTGATAGCTGACTAAGCCAACTCATCAAAAAACACAACAGAACCTGACTCATACAAATCAAAATTAACACTAGTAAATGTTGATGTTTTTGTTTTTTGACTTGACACAGGAATACTTTCGATTTCTACATTATCTATAGATATTCTAGTCGAGCCTGTTTCTGCTAGCAAGAATATCTTTTCATCTACGCCTACTGTTGCGCTAGGTGGTAAAACTCCAGCACTAGAACTAAACGCATTCGACGATGGTAAAGTTGAATTGACTCTTTCTTTAGTTACAAACAATCTAAAATGATATGTTGCTTGATCGAATTTATCAAGCACATTGCCTATTATTGGCGATTCTTCATTGTACGACTGATGTTCTTTATTAGTCGCCATTACACTTTTCCTCTAACAGAATCTGCCGATGGCAACCATATTTGAACCCCCGAACGGAAGTCAGCAATAGGATCAAATAATACGTCTTTGTTTCTTAAAATAATAACCCACCACAATTTTGCGTTACCGTATTTGTCAAAGGCTAGCAAATCTGGTCTTTCGTTATATAATGACTCTATTGTATATTTTTCGTCTGTTATGTTTGGTAACACATCTACTTCGTCGGCTTCCCATAGATCTAAATAAAAATCTTTAACTGGTGTGTTAACTAAATAACTGGTTGATTTATGAAAACTAGCCATTATAAAAATCCATCTTTTGTATTAGATTTTAAAAGCTCACCGCTTCTAAATTTAGATATATCGAACGTATCTCGAACATATTTAGTATTATATTTTGGCAGAAGTGTTACAGTAATATCCATTGAAGCAGGCACATGATCTTCTACAACATTATTAATTTTAACAGGAACATAATCTACATTGTTATCATAGTTTAATATTACATTCGATATAACCACCGGCACATTATTAAATTGATATTTTCCTAAATAATTAAAGTGAAATACAGGAGGTGGCACACCACGTTGTTTATCTTTAAGACCAAAACCACCTTTTTGTGCAGACTTTAAAAAATGTATAGCGGCAAGCATATAACGTGCTTCTTGTACTGTACCTGCCGTAAATAAACCCGTTACGAAAATTTCTCCTGGGTCTGAGTTTTGCCAACTTTTAAAAGAATAATTAGAATGGCTAAAATTCTGACTATCATAGTTGGAGTTAGAGTTAGTTTGAACCATTGGAGTATATGGAAATATCAATCCCCGTTCGCCGTTTCGCAAAGGATACATTATATTGTTTACATTGTCTTCTCCGAAAAAATCATCCCAGCCGGAGGAACCTTTTCCTCCTTTTGCTGTTATTCTTGCTCTTCTGTCATTTATTTGTGTTGCCATAATAATTTAATTCCTAGTTTCACTTATTTATCATATAAAATATCTGGTGTTTTAAACTATGATTAAAGTTGACTTTTTTGTCAAACGATAGTATAATACAAAGATTAAATATAAAAAGGATTTTTATGGCTAGGAGAAAAGCAAATTATCTCAATAACAGAGATATGTTAAAAGAAATTCACAAAAGCAAGATATCATTTTGTGAGTTTACAGAACCAGGATACGAAAAACCATCGTACATTTTTAATAATGTAGGATTGTTAGAAACAGACAATAGCGAAGAAATAAAAACTGCGGTGGCAGTGAGGTTGTCTGATGAAGAATTGCTAGCGCATTTATTAACAGATGAGGTGCAACAAGAAGCTCGTGCTACATTAGCCACTCAATTACAAATGGAGGCGTATTCTGCTGCCGAAGCAAAGCAAAAGAAAGAAGTAGCCGCATTAACTAAAGAATATGATAATTTTGATACTACAGCCGAAAAAACATTAAAATTATTAGTTTCTCAGTGGCGCTCAGATCCTCTTATATCTACTAGTAAAATTCCACAGCTCAAACAACAAGAACAGATTAAATTAAAAGCAAAAAAAGCACAACTTGGTAAGAAATTAGAAGTTACTTCGAAGAAATTAAAAGTTGCCAATTATGCTGTTGACGCAGATTCTATAGATCCTAATGATTTTGTATATCGTGTATTAACTTATGCTCATATACCCGCAATGCAAGAACGTAAAAAAACACACAAAACAGTAGGCGATTGGCACATTAAACTAAACTTCATTCCTTTTAAACACTTTATTATCAGAGATGGAGAATTAGTTGAAGTAGGACGCAGCCATTACAAAGATGGTGTTTTTAATTTGCAAGGTGGTTCGATTACTAACGAACTTGCTAAAATGTTTTTATTATTAGTTCGCAGGTATTCTGAGAGAAAAAACTGGCGCGGGTACAGTTATATTGATGAAATGAAAGGACAGGCATTATTACAGCTTTCCCATATGGGTTTGCAGTTCGAAGAGAGTCGTAGCCAGAACCCTTTCGCATACTTCACCGCTGTCTTGTCTAATAGTTTCACTCGCGTACTAAATAGCGAAAAACAAAATCAAAACTTGAGAGATAATTTACTAGAAGCGTATGGACAAAATCCAAGCTTTAGTAGACAACTTCAATACGAAGAAGATGCTCGCAAGTCAAGAGAAGATGCAGAAAACTACTAGTAAAAACAGAGTGCCGTGGACTACACAATCTTTTATAGATCGTGCTAAAAATGTCCACGGTGATCGTTATGGTTATCATTTAGTTGATTACAAAAACGTAGATACTAAAGTAAAAATAGTATGCGAAGAACATGGGGTCTTCGAACAAACACCATACAATCATATGAAAGGAAAACACTGTCAGTTATGTGCCGGAAATGTATTATTATCAAGGCAAGAGTATATCGATAAAGTAACATTAGTACACGATAATAAATATGTATATGATAAAACTGTTTACTTAGGTGCTACAAAAAAAATTATAGTGCTTTGCGAAGAGCATGGCGAATTTAGACCACGTGCCGGAAATCATTTACATAATAAGGCGGGTTGTCCTAAGTGCGCAATAGGCAATCCTAAAATAGAATCAGAATGGCTTGATAGTTTTTTTAATGACAATATAATACGTCAGCATCGAATATCATTAAGTGATGGTAGTGTTGTTGTAGCAGACGGATATGATCCAGAAACTAATACCGTTTATGAATTTTGGGGTGATTTTTGGCACGGCAATTTATCAGTACACTTAGCAGAAGATATAAATCCAAGAAATAAATTATCTTTTGGAGAGTTAAATAAATTAACACAAGAAAAGATATTAAAATATAAACAAAACGGTTACAACCTCATAGAAATGTGGGAAAATGATTTTACAAGGATGGGAAATTAAATGAGTAAAACCCAACTATTTAAAAAGGTGGCAGTTTTTACAGATCTGCATGTAGGTTTAAAAAACAACTCAAGAACACATAATCAGGATTGTGAAAGATTCATAATATGGTTTATTGAGCAAGCAAAAGCTCGTGGTGCTGAAACTTGCATATTTATGGGAGATTTTCACCACCATAGAGCTACTATAAATGTTAGCTCACTAAATTATACAATGACTGCTTTGCGTATGTTGAGTGCCGGCTTCGAAAAAGTTTATATGATAACAGGCAATCATGATTTATACTACAGAGAAAAAAGAGAAATACATTCTCTAATAATGGGAGAAGAATTCCCTAATATTCATGTTGTATCGGAAACGTATACAGAAGGCGACGTTGCTATTGTTCCGTGGCTAGTCGAGGACGAATACAAAAAAACTATCAAAATAAAATCCAAATACATGTTTGGACATTTTGAAATTCCAGGTTTTAAACTTAACGCTATGATAGAAATGCCAGACCATGGCGGGTTAAACAAAACAATGTTTAAGAACCAAGATTATGTTTTTAGTGGTCATTTTCACAAACGACAATGGAGTGGCAATGTACATTATATAGGTAATCCGTTTGGTCACAACTATGCAGACTCTTGGGATTTCGAACGTGGCGCTATGTTTTTAGAATGGGGAAGTAAACCTGAATATGTTAATTGGAACGATGGACCAAAATATATAACTGTCGATTTAAGTGATCTTACTGCTGACCCCGACACATACTTGGTAGATCACGGTCATTTAAAAGTTACAATAGATGTAAAAATAAGCTATGAAGAAATTAACTACATTAAAGAATTATTCTCTACCGAGTATAATGTTCGTGAAATAAAGTTAATGCCTGTAAAGAATGATACATTCAGCGAAGTGTTGGAATCAGATATTGTTTTCGAAACTGTTGATCAAATAGTTACCGATGAAATATTAATGATTAAATCAGCACAATACAATAATCAAATATTAATTTCAATTTACAATCATCTGGACTAAAGGATTAAATAAATGCTAAGATTCAAAACACTGACAATGAAGAATTTCATGTCCATTGGAGCAGTGACACAAACTATCAACCTTGATACAGACGATCTAAACGTAGTAATCGGTGAGAACCTAGACTTAGGCGGTGAAGATTCACGCAATGGTGTAGGAAAGGCTCAACCGTTACACTCTAAGATTAAAACACCATCGGGATGGACTACAATGGGGGGAGTGCAAGTCGGTGACAAGATATGTGCTCCTGACGGATCTACAACTATTGTGACTAATTTATTCCCGCAAGGAAAAAAGGATATATATCAATTTACATTCAGCGATGGTCGTACAGCCGAAGCATGTGGTGATCATCTTTGGAAAGTATATTCTCATGCTTTTAGAACTAAAGATAAATTTAAAGTATTAACCACAAACGAATTATTAGAACATAACGAAAAGTACAAAGATTATAAAAATAAATCAACATACTATACTTATGTTCCGTTAATTGAACATCAAGAAACTGCTGATTCCGATCTACCGCTTGATCCGTATTTTTTAGGAGCAATGCTAGGAGACGGTCACCTAGGCAAAACTAAACGAGGTTTTACAACTGCCGACAAACATATAGCAGATATAGTAGAAAATGTCATACCTAAATATTTAACAATGACAAAAGACCCACACAACAATTACGGATACAGTTTTTCTCTTAAAACAAGAACAAAATTTAGTCTCTTTACAAAAGATTTAAAAGGGTTAAATTTATGCGGAGTACATTCAGATACTAAGTTTATTCCGGAAATATACAAAACTGCTTCACTGAATCAAAAACTAAAACTGATCCAAGGACTAGTTGACACAGACGGATATGTTGGAAAACAAGGATGTGTTTCGATTACTACAGTAAGCAAGCAAATGGCGAGAGACATACAAGAAATCATATGGTCAATTGGTGGTATTGCTAATATATCTGTTAAAACAAATTCAGGATATAAAGACAAAGATGGTAATTTTGTCAAATGCAAAGATGCGTATAACATAAGCATAATGTATCATACTCCTAAAGATTTAACTACATTGTCACGAAAGAAGGACCGACTTCCGGGAGCAAATTATCAGTATAAAAATAGAAAATTGAGAATCGATAATATAGAATATATAGACGAAATGGAAGCCCAGTGTATTATGGTAGATCATCCAGATCATTTATATATCACAGACAATTATGTAGTCACTCATAATTCAAGTATATTAAATGCACTATCATATGTCATTTTCGATGCGGCGTTGACTAAGATTCGAAAAGATAACTTAGTTAACAAAACTAACGAAAAAGAAATGTTTGTTACTCTTGACTTCGAAAAGAATGGTGTCAACTATAAAATTGAACGTGGGCGTAAACGTAACGTCACTCGTTTTTGGGTTAATAACAGCGAATTTGTTACACAAACTGACGACACAGACGAAGCTCAAGGTGACAGTCGTGTAACACAAGTCGAAATAGAAAAAGTAATTGGCTTTAGTCATTCTATGTTTAAAAACATAATCGGTCTTAACACTTACTCTGAGCCTTTCTTGAGTATGCGAGCTAATGATCAGCGTGAAATTATTGAGCAGTTGCTAGGAATTACCAAGCTTTCCGAAAAAGCAGAATTGCTTAGAGTCTTATTAAAAGATACAAAAGACAAAGTCAAAGAAGAAGAGTATAAGATAAAATCAATACAAGATGCCAACAATACAATAGAAAGTAACATTAATATGTTACTAGTTAAAAGTGACAATTGGCAACAAAATCACGAACGAGATATTGTAGATACTTACCAAGCTATTGAAAAATTAATGCAAGTAGATATTGATCAAGAAATTCGTAATCACGAATTGATTGCATCGGCTCATGCCCAAACTCAAAAGTATAAAGAATATTCTAAAGATGTGAGTGGATATGAACGCGAAATTAAGCTGTATCAACGAAGCAACGATAGTCTTGCCAAACAGCTAGAAGCCACAAACGACAGCATTTGTCACACCTGCGGTAGTGAGCTTCACGATGAAGAAAAGCACAAAGAAATCGAAGCTGGCATTATTGCAGATATCGAAAAAAACCAAGCCAAGATAGAAGAAAAACAAATCAAGTTAGCAGAAGCTAAAGAAAAACTTGATTCGATTGTTATGCCCGAAACCGACGGATTAACAACATTCTATCCAAGTGTAAGCAAGGCGTATGAACATAAATCTAGTATATCAAGCTTAGAGTCACATTTAGCTAAATTGGCAGAAGGAGAAAACCCATTCCTAGATCAAATAGAAAGTTTAAGAAACGAAGGATTGAGAAAGATAGAAAACGATCACTTAGAAGATCTTGTTTCTTTGAGAGATCATCAGGAGTTTTTATTAAAATTACTAACCAATAAAGACAGTTTTATTCGCAAGAAAATTATTGATCAAAATTTAAACTACCTTAATGCTAGATTAGATCATTACCTTACAAAAATTGGCTTGCCACATGAAGTTCGTTTTGTGAGTGATTTGAGTGTAGACATCACAGAACATGGACGTGAACTTGACTTTGATAATTTATCTAGAGGTGAGCGCACACGATTGATACTTAGCTTAAGCTGGGCATTCCGTGATGTGTATGAAAGTCTCAACGATCGTGTTAATTTGTTGTTCATCGACGAACTAATGGATAACGGTTTAGATACAAATGGTGTTGAAAGTTCTTTAAGCGTACTTAAGTCTATAGTTAGAGATACAAAGAAAAGTGTATTCTTAATCTCTCACAGAGAAGAATTACTAGGTCGTGTCGATAACATTGTAAAAGTAATCAAAGAAAACGGGTTTACATCAATAGAACAACAAAGTTAACTTGACATTCTCACTCTTGTGTAGTATAATTATACACATACATTAAATAACTACACAAGAGTGACGATATGATTGTACTAACTCCTAAGAATAGAACAAAACCACAACAAAAGAAATACATAGCAGATTTAGGCTTACCATTCGAAGACAAGTATAACGGTTCTAGTAAATTTAGAGTAATGGGTGATTGTTCGGTATTATATGCCTATCATTTAGAACAAGATGTGCCTGTAATTACAACTCCATATTCAACAGGACACGAACCAGAGACAAATATAACTCGCCTTGTTAATTTAGGCACGTACTTCACTGGTGTTACTGCTACTAATTTCTTTGTTACTCAAGAATATTATAACTCGTTTACACAACAATATACCCGACACGATTATGCAAAACTTAAAGAAAATCATAACAGCGAACAAACAAACAACAAATTAATAGGACATTGGAATCTTATATTTTCTAATCATATATTCTGCTCCAGCAACCTAAATGTTTGTTACAAAAAGCATAACAAAGTAATAGTCCAGCCGTTATCATTTGTTCGTTCTAACCCCAGCGGTTCGAAGGGTATTGTGATGCACTATGAATTGCAAGACGTCTATTGCACTGCAAGTCAAAATTTCCAAATGAAGCAGAATTTGCGAGTAATTCGCGACATAATGAACGGCAATGAAAACTGGGAATTAGTAGACTGTGTTACAAAACAATTAGTAGAAGGTGTAAGAATTCCATTTATCGGTGGCAAGGGCACAACTAATATTTTTGATCTGCATCACATCAAGGTGGTGAACGGGAAAAGCGCAGACAAAAATGGGACAGATCCTGCTGTCATATTGAGAACTTTCGATTTAAAAAAACCACAAAATCAACATCACATTGTCGAATTAATGAAAACTACCTGCCTAAGCAAGAATACACACTCATTAGTTCATGCTGTGCCTAACAGCGGCATATATGACTACGATATGAGTCATCGTCCTTACATTTTACAAACCAAAGAAAGATTTGATTGCTTTTGTGAAAAATATAATTTGCAAGGTTTAGACTTCGATCAATTCATATCTAAGTTATCATAAATCACTTTTAACAAACTGTTTTTTTCTAGTTGTATAAATATCAGCAACTAAGAGACACACATGACAAAAAAAGTGAACG